CTCTTGCCATTCCGGTATGCTTCCAAGCATCCTGGCCTAAGAATAGAGATTAAAGCAGACAGTTGCTCAATGTTTTCTGGCTTTAGTTTCTTAGCCATTGTTTGGCCAAGTCTAGATTCTAATTGAAAACAACCCTTAGTATTGCCTGAGCCTATCAAAGACCAAGTTTTCTTGCATTCAAGGTCCAGGCTTGCCAAATCCAAATTTAATTCATTCATCATTAAAAGAGTTCTTAAACTGTATCCTGTTAGCAAAATTTTTGTGCAATCGAAGAAACCTTATTAGTATATTAGCACAGTCTGTCACATCTTTCATGGCGTCGTGTGCGTTATCTGAATTTATTCCCATATAGCTTCTGATGGAATCTAAAGAAATAGATTTTATTTCTGGAATGTACATAAACCATAAGCCTACAACGTACATTAAATCCATACGATCTCTAGGATGGAAAATATTGTTGCTTTTTTCCTTTTTGTCGAAATTATCATACTTTTCACTTAACCTATCAATAATCTTCATGTCAAATCTATTGATATTATATCCACAAGCAATAGGTGCAGTAAATTTACTTTTTTTGCTTCTGGAGCCAGATAAGTGATAAGATTCTAGATAACCAATAAATTGTTGCCATGAATGTTTTTGTTCTGGATACTGAAGCCAATCGTTAAGAATAACTTCTTTATCCACACCACGAACTTTACCGTGCCAATCCAATATATCAGAATCGGTATATGGATGATTATCAATCGTAACGCCAGTAGCTTTTTCTAGTCTTTCTGGCTTTAGATTAATATTAAATTCAGAGTTTTTTACTATTTCTAACTTAAATGGATCGACCATTACCGCAGCTAATTGAACGGGGCTGCAAACATTAGGATCAGCCCCGTCCGTTTCAAAATCAAAAACACAAATCTTATTTTTAGTCATTTACCTTCTCTACTTGTTGTCCTGGTGCAATAACTGCTTCCTTATTGTCCTTAGTCGATACGGCATTTCTCTTGATTTTACAGCAAGAGATTCTTTGCTCTTTAACCTTTTGATATTCTAGTCCATTGAATATAAATTTATCACCTACTTTTAATTTACTGAACAGTGTCATTTGTAACTCCTTTTAATAAAGATTGTACGCCCATCATTTTATCTAATAGGGCAATGCCTAAAATGTCAAATTTTACTACACCTATAGATTCCAAATCATTCATTTCTAAACCTGCAATGCTTTGATTAGTTTTTGTATCATAAATCATAGGACATATTGTGCTAAGATTGCTTTGAGAAATAGCGATACCAGCAGCGTGTTTAGATTGGTTATATTTAGTACCCTCTAATCTAATAGCCTGCTCAAACCGTTTTGCAAGTGGGCCAACAAGCTTAGAGTCTTTTTTATGACACCAATCCTTCAGTTTGGACGAATTGTTTTCCAATGCCCAGCCTATTATGGATGCTTCCCCGTCTTCATCTTTCATTTCTTGAAGTTCGTCTGCAATTTTTGCTTCATCTGGAATATGTTTTGTGATTTGATTCATTTCTTCAAAACTAATATTACCATACACTCTTAAAACTTCCTTTAAGGCACCTCTGCCCTTTAATGTGTTATAGGTAATCATCTGTGAAACTTTATCTTTACCATATTGAGATTTAATATATTCGATAATTGACTCTCTATGATTAATGGGTACGTCCACATCAATATCAGGCATAGATATTCTATCTTTAGTATTTCTACCAGAATTATAAAAACGCTCAAAAATCAAATTGTATTTAATAGGATCAATAGCCGTGATTCCTACTAGATAAGAAACTAAGCACCCAGCAGCAGAGCCACGACCAGGGCCGGGCAACCAGCCAGAGCTTTTAACATGATTAACTATATCTTGCACAATAAGAAAGTAACTAGAAAGATTGGCTTTTTCTAGAACGGATAATTCGTACTTAATTCTATCTGCATATGAATTATGCAAATCCTTATTAACTATGTTTTGTATTTTTTCTCGCCAGCCATTACGACATAATTCACGCAAATATTGTTCAGAATTCATGCCTTGAGGACAATTAAATTCTGGGAGGCATGGTTTTTCTAGAATATTATACGATTCGCACATAGAGTCTAATAGATTGGTATTATCTATTTCATCATCAGTATTAATGTTATTAATATCTTCATGAGACAAAATGTGATATGAGTCAGACTTGAAAAAAGACTCCATACCAAAACTTTCATTACTATTAATTTTTGACGCTATTTGTGGAAAAGTCATCTTGAGATTACTGCAAAGCAAAACCCTTTGATCTACAGCGTCGTATTTGTTGCAATAGTGAGCGTCAATACTTGCTATTTTTTGGATTTTATTGATAGAGCATATATCTCTTAGTTTATTTCCTATATTCTGCTGATATTCATTATTCTGATCCATAAGCTGAACTTCAACAAAAAAGTTATCTTTACCAAATACTTCAGATAAATGTTCTATATTTTTAAGTATTTCTGAATCACTAACGAATTGATTGTCTTGATAGATTTTATTCGCTAAATAAGATCCAGGATGTCCACACAAGCAAGCTAAATTATTTTTAGATACTAATTCAGATAATTTGTCAATATCCAATCTTGGTTTATAATAATAATGTTCATGCTTATTAGACTCTGAAACTATTTGTATTAGATTTTTCCATCCTAAAAGATTTTTAGCCAATAAAACTATGTGAGATAGTTTTTTATTTTCTTTATTCTTGATAGAGCAATCTTGTTCTGATAAGTATAACTCGACACCCAAAATAGGCTTGATATTTCTGGCCGTCATAGTTTGGTAAAATTTTACACACCCAGATATTGATCCGTGATCTGTAATCGCACAACTAGACATTTCTAGCTGTTCGCACCGATTGGCAACATCTTCAGGCTTCGATAGCCCGTCCAACAAAGAATAGTGTGTATGCAAGTGTAAAGGTGTGTATTTTTTCATTCTGTACTCCCAGGAGCTTTGTAATATCCTACATTATACCCTGGCATCGTGTATTCGTCAACCACTGCGTCCATACCTTTTAATTCTATATCATGCTTTACCTGTTCACACATTGTCATAAAGGTATCTTTTGAGCATATTTGATTATCACGATATTCAATAGTAGGAGTTACATGAGCTTCCTGGAAATGATTTTTACCATAGTGACATAATTTAGTACACTTCCAACTTTTGCTTAATTTGGGCTTTTTGCACTTCTTAATATCTTCAAATTTTTTACGCAACAATCTTTCTGTAGCATATATGTCTTTACTATCAAAGGTCATGCTAAAAGGTCCACCATCATTAATGAAAAATATAGTTACTATACAGTGTTTAATTTCTGGATATAATTTTTGAGCAGCATAGAAGTAGAGCATTAACTGGGGGTCTTTTTCTAGTTTAGCTTGTGTTTTTTCTTCTCCTGTGGCCCAATTCAATCTGCGACCAGTTTTCCAGTCAATAATTTCTAGGGTATCATCATTAGCTTTTGTTATAAGATCTATGGTTCCTTTTATTGCTAATTTGCCCTTTAGATCGCCATAATCATATTCAGCCCAAGGTTTATCTATTAAAATATCAAATTGTTGTTCTGGATATAATATGTTTTTATTTCTAGGATCGAACATACCATCACCATAATTAATGGCTTTATATGTCCAGTTGGTACAATCTCTACGATCTTTTTCAGACCATTCATGATGTTTAAAATTAGATGTATAATAGTCATAGACCCTATTACACAAATCATCTAGATCATAATTATTAACATCAATTTCGCCTAGAATGTCGTCGGTAAAATGTGTTTCATTTTTTTGTTGTGTAAATTTGACAAACGCTAATATTTCCAAGACCTTGTGGACAATAGTTCCTTTATCAGCTTTTTTGTTAGATGGAGATCTATAACCTAGAACATAATCGAAAAAATATTGCTGCTCACACATGCAGTGAGTGTTATATGAAGAACTTCTGAAATATGTAATTATAATGGTAATACCCTCTTGACTTTAAGGAAGCTATGTATGAGTTCGTTTTTTTCTCCAATATCTAGATCTTTGTTGTCTATCACAAAATCAAAATTTGATTGATCGTATCTGTCTTCGTCCAATGCTGTCTCGCTTTCGTGCGTGGAGCTGTACAGGTTTCTATTAAGTTTAATGACTAGGCCACCAGCATTTTTAACAGCCTCAACCTCGTTAGGAAATCGACAATCTGCTATTAAAGCTAAAGGAAGATTCTCGTCCTGTATTTTTCTAATGGTTGCACCCGCCCAGACATTGTGTTGCATTTTTCTAAATATATTAGTGCCTACATATTGCATAACTTCTCTAGCAGACATGACTTTGCCACTATCGGGCCATTTGCAATCAACATATTCGTTTTTCTCTTCGTCTGTACCATAGCACTGTTCATACGTTAGGCCGAATATTTCAATGCACATCTTTTTGAGAGGATCAGCAAAATTGTATATAGCTACATTCTTTCGTAGAGTCTCAGCAAAAACATTAGCGGTAAATTCACATGCACTAGTTTTACCAGATTGTTTTCTGCCAGCAAATGCAATAATCATATATTTTCCTTTATAAAATCCTTAATCTGTGATTGTATTTCTTCGCTTGTCATTTCAGCGATATCAGGCTTGGTAATAGAAGGCACATGAATTTGATATGTTCTATTACATTTTTCGATAATATTTATGGCCGCTTTCTTGCCTGCATCATCATTATCAGTAATAATAAATAAGGTCATAGCTCCACTAGCATCCAATAGCAACTTTTGGTTATCGCTCAAGTTTGTCCCAAAAATAGCTACGCTATGATGTATATCGTTTTCTTCTAACTTCCAAACATTGCCTGGGCTTTCAACAATAATTGCATACCCATCTCTTTTATATAGTCGTTAGCAAACCATAAGTTGTAAAGTGATTCTTGTGTTTTAAAGCCATTATTATGCTTCCATTTAGAAAACTTGTAAATATCTTTTTTGTCTGGACATTCAGTGTTATTAGCATGATAACCTGAACATGTGTCACATTTTAAAAATATACTACGACCAGTACAGCCCACTAAATGTTTATAATGCAAATCATATACTGGTACAACAACTCTATTGTACATATCTTTATTAGGATTAGTACATAGACCTACATCATACTTGTCTAATATTTCTTGACTAAAGCCTCTTTCAATAAAATATTGAGATGGTATCTGTAATGTTTGTCTTACATGATCTCTAGTAACTTGTTGTATGGCTGTGTTTTGTTGGGTTTGGATATTTTGAATCATAGCATTGAATTTTGCTTTATTTTGTTTTTGTTGATTCACTTTTATGTTGTCTAATTTTGTGCCAACAAATTTTTCACAGAAAGCTATTGTGTCTTTAAATGAACAGCTTTCATCACCGTCTTTTTGCCAAGCCTTTTCTTTGTTTGATAGGATTCCTCTAATAAAGCCTATAATAGAAGACTTGAATATTTTTTCACAATTATGAGTTCTACAAGCCCAATTACCTCTAGAAACCTCGCCTTCTGGATATATATTTAAGGCAGATGGATTGTCCCCTTCATGAATAGGGCAGCACATGGTATATAGCTTGCCACTATTTTTATATTCCAAATCAAAGTAATCAAATAGCTCTTCTATTCTGTCACAAATAGAATCTGATAGAATCTTTAATTTTTGTTGTTGAGTTTTATTCGAACGGTATTTCTGCTGTACTGTTGTCATCAAAAGCCTCTATATCTTTAGGTCCTTGCATTATTTCCAATCTGGTTTTACCTTCGGTAATTTTAGCACACCACCCTTTCATGTGGCAATTTATATAGTCATTATCATCCAAACCACCACCATGCCTGCTGACTAGCGGTAGTAATTTTCTATTTCCATTATCTGGACCATCTTCTGCTATTTCTTCGTCTGTTTTTCTTTTGAAGATAGTAAAGTTGCTACATAGCCATATAATTCTATCCGATCCACTGGCTGTATCTGTACTTTCTTTGGTGATCCCATCCCTATTCAATTGCACAAAAGCAACAATAGGTATTTTATATCTAGTAGCAAAATTATGCAGCGAAGTCATCATAAAGCCAAGCACTTGATATTCTTTCATGTCTTGACTCATTCCCTGGCTATCCATAAGTTTTAAATAGTCATAAAATATCACACAATCTTTTGCTGTGCCGTCATCATTTAATCCTACCTCTTTAATCAACCATCGACGCATCAAAGACAGCTGATCTTCGAAGGGTTGTCCTGCTATAGACTTGTGATAGATTTTAAGGTCTTTCAATTCTTTTGTAGCTTTTTGGATTTTGTTTTTCTTGCTTGGTGACTGAGCGAATTTACCAGTTTCTATACTGTTAATTTCAACTTCTGTCATCATTGCCAAAATTCTATTAACATGATCCTCTTTTGTCATTTCTGTATCCATATTCAAAATTGGTATTTTGTGCTTGTATGCAACATTGAAACCAATATTGTCAGATAATAGTGTTTTACCTGTTTTTGGCCTAGCAGCAATAACATTGACAGTACTTTTTCTCAATCCACCACCAATAGCAGCATCGTAAATTGGAAAGCCTGTAGGTATACCTATTTGGTCGATAGGATTATCTATCAAAGACTGTATATAGTCTTCAACATTTTCGCCAATGGCAGAAGGCGCATTTTCTGAATCGTTGAGCAGAGAAGAGAAGTTGAAGATGGTATCTTCAGCAATCCCTATAATACTACCTACTGGCTCGGTTCCTTTGACTTCTACTATTTTCTTTTTGGCTATTTCTAACTGTGCCTCTAAAAGCCTTGCGATTTCAAGCTTTCTGATTTTGGCGGCAAATTTCCTAACGTTCTCTAATTCTACAGGAAATGCTATAATAGCTCTAATGTGTTGAGCCTCATCTTTACTTTCTATTTTTTGAGTCAGATGAAGTTCAGCTGCCGCAGAAAATATCGTGGCAATATCTACTTTCTTTGTAGAATGATTTTCAAAAATGTGCTTTAAGCATTTATACAATACAACATTACTATCTATAGTAAAAGAAGATTCTTGTATTAGATCAGCAATATCATAATACGCATCTTCTCCGTAATTATAAATACCAGAAAGTACGGCTCTTTCTGCTGAAGCGTCAGATAATTTCATTATTTAGCCAGCCATTGAGGAACATTTATTACACTTGTACCGATCTATTGAATCTAAAATAGACGGATTTACTTTTTCTGTTTTGCCACACACTCTACATTTTACCTCAACAGGCACGAATTGTCTAGTCCTTGGCACTGGCGGTAACTTAGTAACTTTTTTATCAAACTCTACATCCTCTTTGTGCATGGCAAATTCTGCCATTTCTGTAAATTTGTTTTTCTTTTTATTTTTGGTATCTATATTCCTACTTTTGATAGCGCTATTAGAGTATGGCTTTTCTTCCTCTGGAGGTTGACCCTCTGATGGAAGCATAGCTTGAAGCATACTAATCATTTGCTTGATCTGTTCTGGACTCATATTATCCATTTTTGATTAATCCTTTTGCTCTTTGTATTGAAATTAAAATATCTGATAAATTCTTAAGAGCACTAGCTAAATAAGTTAGTCTATCAGCTCTTTGCTTGGCATATTTTTTAACTTGGTTTAACTTATATGCCCGTTCGTTGTGCTTAATAGCTTGCAGTGATTTCTCAACATACCCATAACCTTTATAGTTATTGATTTCATCAGCAATTGTTTCCTTAACCGCTTCGTCTGCCCAATTATATCTAGCCATTTCTCTATTAAGACTTCGTTGAATATGAAACCCAAACTGAGCAATTCTATAAGCTATTTCTCCACACTCTGTAATTGTGTGTTTTTCTAGGACATCTCTATTCATTGTTAAGTATTGTTGCAATTCTTCTTCAGGTAGAGAATCACCAATATATGTTGGCAAACCAATATTCTGTTCGTACTCATCTAGGATTTTGTCCCAGTGCGACACTTCTTCTTTTGTGCTTTTATTCATTGATAATATCTTTCCATTCTTCCACTTTATCGTAAGGCAATTCCAAAAACTTCATATTATTTAGCTCACACCACTGTTTCTTTTCTCTGTCTCTTTTTTTATGTTTTAAAAAGTTTAGTTTGGTCTGATGAAAAAAAGGAATAAACTTATAGTGCTGTTCACCATGAACCTCTACTACAATTTTAGCAAGCGGAAGGTAAAAGTCAAGATACAACACTTCTGATCTGCGTAAAGGTATGGGAACTTCTTCAAGTACTTGAAATGTTGGGAATATATCTTTGATAATTTCCCTTGCCTTCAAATGAAGTGAAGACTTATTGTTTAAATTACCTTTAGCAATATAGCCTGTTAATGACCATTTTTGTTTTTTCCCATCTAGATCTATAATATCCATTAGGTAATACCCATAGTCTCTTTGACTTGACTCCAAATTTTTTCATAAACTTCAGGATTTTCTGCAATATAATTTCTGGCTTTTTCTTCACCCTGAAACTTGGGGGTGTCTTCTACACAAGAGATAGTATACCAAGCACCAGCTTGATCTATTAATCCTATATCTTTAGCAAGATTAAAGACTTCCATAGCTCTGTCTACACCCTGACCATATCTGATATAACTGGTTATGCTTGCTCCTGGAGGCCCTAGAGCAGAACATATAACTTGCCAATCAACCATTTGGCCAACTTGGGTATCTTCTTTGCCCACAGTCCAAGGTTTAAAAAATTTAGCTCTCAACTTAATGTCTGTTTGATATGCAATTGCTTGCCCAGATTTCTCTTTAAACTCCACATTACCATAACCAGGATTACCCATAAGATGAGTAATGCCAATTACTACGTTTTTATTTACTGGAATAACATTAGCCACTTTTCTGCAAAACTTAGCCAATAGCTTTGCTCCATCTGCTCTTTGCATTTTATCCATACCATTAGTAATTTCTGCTTCTGTACATAGAGCAGAATATGA